TCTTGACGGTACCGGAAATAGTGCTAACATTCCCCACGAACGTCTTCATGTGGTCGCCCGTCAGGTCAAGCATCCCCTGCATGGTTTTGCTACCACCGGAGATCGCCTTGATCGCGTTGACGTACCCCGCGCTACCTTCTGGGAACTTCTTGCCCACCGCATCGGTAATCATCGCGAGTGCGTCAGGCAGGCTCTTCTTCATCTCGGATGCTACGTCGGCTGATTTCAATCCTACGGAGCCTAATGCCTTGACCACGCCCGACGAAGGGGCAATGAGTCCGAGGATCGTTTGCCGTAAATAGGTCGCGGCCTGTGCTGCCGGTACGCCTTCACCGGTCATGGTTGCCATAGCCCCCATGACATCATTGAGGCCCACACCCGCCGCGCTAGAGGTCGGTAAAATATTGGAGAGCGAGTTGGCAAGGTCGCCCATGTGCGTCTTGCCAGCCGCCACGGTCGCGATCAGGGTATTGGTGGCTTGACTTGCGGTCAAACCGCTTTTTGAGTAGTCGGTCATGGCGGTTGTGACGCCGTTGGCAACGTCCGCGAGGGACGCGCTGCCTACTTGTGCGCCCTCTGCCGCAGCTTTCAAGACAAGCAGACCAGCCGCGCCGTGATAACCCGCCGACTCAATCATGTACATGCCGTCGGTCAAGTCTTTGGTGGAGGTGCCTGTCTGCGTGGCAAGGTTGAGGATACCATCAGAAACGAGCTTCAGGTTACTTTCCGATTCTCCCGCGCCTGTGACAAGTGAGGTCATACCCGCCTGGAAGTCGCCCGCCATCTTGGTGGTAGCAACGGCCAGCCCGACGCCAATAGCCCCGATGCCCAGTAGCGACGTGCCCAGTCCACCCATGAGCGTTTTAGACGCAGCAATACCTGATTCGAGCTTGCTATAATCAAGCCCTACAGAAGCTACGGCACTTCCTAAATCAACGCTCATGGCACATCCTTACAGGTAACTACTCTTCCGGTTCGCCTTCATTTTCAAGCAGGTAGAAAGCGATCCAGTCATGAAAATCCTTGTCCGACATGGCGGACTGGCACGCACGCACGGTGGCAAATCCCTTTTTATCGGCTACTCGGAACCACCATCGTTCGATGGAGTCGCCTCTGATACGTTTTTTGCTGCTTCCACCTGGGCCGCGACATTCACTAGTCCGAGAAATTCACGCACAATCGGTGCAAGCACACTGAGCAGGTCATAGTCTTGCCCTGCCAGCGTCTTCGCGTCGGTCATGGCATAGACAGGCGTTCCCAGTCCATTCGGCCCGCCCTGGTCGCGGTAACACAGCGTGGCGCAAACGAGCTTTGCACTGTTGAGCGCGGAATCTTTATCAAACGACTCGGAAAGCATGATGCGCTCAGTGGCAGACATACCCACGAGGCGCAAGAGATCAGCAGGTGCGCCTTGCGCCGTAAAGGCGGCAGGTGTGGCAATGTCCAACGTCTTAGGCTGAAATGCCGCGCCCAGCGTGAGGGCGCGTAAGTCGAAATCTGGCATACAAATCTCTTTCTAGGAATTACAAAATGGCGATAATACCCGTCACATGGAAGGTCAAGTCTTCGGCGGCAAGCGAGGCCACCGCACCTTGAATATTGGTATCTGAGAGATAGCAGGAAGCTTCAAAGGCGTGGACTCCATCAGGCGCGACAAAGGAGACAATCACCAAGTCGCCTGCTGTCCAGTGCGTGGTAAAGACAGTGGCTCCCGTATTGAGTTGCCACGTCTTACAGGCGTAGCTCCCGCTCATGAGTCCGGGGATATAGGTCATGAAGCCCGCGCCGCTTGCGCCTTGCAGCGTGGTGCCGTCGTTCATCACACGAGTCGGTTGGAACGTGATATCAGTGGCCTGGATAATGGCGGCGTAGGCAATGTAGTTGAAGGTGTGCAGACGGCAGCCATAGGACGTGCCGCCGGACAGCGCGACCGTCAGCACGACTTGCGCCGTCAGATAGCGCAGCGTGTTCGCGCCAGCCGTCGTCCAGGTAGAGCCGTCTGTGGTCGTCTGCACAACGACCGCCGTGTTGGGGTCGATGTAGCGTTTAATCGAAGCGAGCGGCACCGTAAACGTCTGGTGATCGCCCGCATCGGTCAGTACCAGATCGGTACCGGGGATGCTTGCGCCCGATGCGAGATTGACCTGGCACAAGTAACCAGGAAGCGGAGATGCACCAGCCATGAGCTAGCCTCCCATCTTTCTTTCTGCTCGTGCCAGCATCAGGCAAACACCACTGGACCGGTGACGGTAATGTTGAACGTCACATCGGTTTTGTTGTTGACCGGGCCGTGTGGTTGGAAGTCCGCAACGTAGCCAGTAAAGGTCTGCGTATTGGTGCCGTTGATGCTCACGATGAAGTACAGAAGCGTACCCGCGCCCCAGGCGGCAATCATTACGGCCTGTCCGTTGGTATCGCCTGGTATATAGTTGCCTTTAATGGCGAGCTTGCCGCTTTTGAGTCCAGGAATGACCTGGGTATAGCCGTTGTTGGCGTCGGCATTCATGTTCGTCGTGTCATACTCTGCCGCCGTCCATGGCGTGGAGATGTCAGTCACATCGGAGACTTTGTTCGTGGGGGTAGCGGCAGGCCCTACCTTCACGTAGCCCAAAAATCCTTGTGTGGGAGTAGGCATTGCTAATTATCCTTCCATCACCCTCTGCTCAACCAACCTCGAGAGACTTTCGATGTCATACACACCGCGCCATTCCCGCGATTAGCTGAGCACAAGGTACGAAAATGCTGAGTAAGAAGGGCTTACCCACCCACTAACTAGGTAACAGTCACTTGCACGTTGTATCTATCAGCGATGTGCTGTATAAGCACATCAGTCGTTTCTTCTAATTCCTGCCTGTTCTCGAACCACGTCCATTCATGATCGAAACCAGATAGCGTGAGTACAGACGCCCCGGCTGGTGAAGCCGTAAGGTCATGAATACGAGCGATAATAGCGCGGGCCTGCGCAAAGCCTTCGCCTTGGGTAAAGACAGAGACTTGCATTCGTACGTCCTTACCATCCTTGCCCATGCTCATAAAAGTACCGGGTGACACTGTTATGGGATGTAGGTACACGTAAGGCGGCGTTGGCGTGATAATGCCTGAACCACCTTGATCGTAGATATTCCATTCCGGCGACACGGCCCCCACCATGAGCCCTTGCAGCGTCGCATCAGCGCGATAAAGCGAGATGAGGGCTGCTTGTACTACTGATGTTGGGTCTGCCACAATCGCCTCCTAGAGAATGCCTGATAGGTTGGACATGAGATAGTCGCCAGCCGCTACGGCTCCGGGGACTATGAATGGGGCCGCACTCATCTTGGATGTACCCAACTCATTGAAGATGGCGTGATCGGAGTCGTCTCCAAACACGATTTGATCTTCGCGTACATCCACATAGGTTGCGTCTCGCATCTCGCCCGTATCTACTCTGGCATTGGCCTTCATCACCTGCTCACCCACCGCCGCCGCGTCTTGCATGACAGGGCGAATCGCCGACCTCACAATCACCTCTAAGTTGTCCAGCCCCTCTAAGATGGCGCGTGTACCGATGACTTCAATGCTCATTTCACCTCCACGCACAAACAAGTCAGTAATGCCGCGTAACTGCGCGGGCTGAGCCGCTTCACTACCTGGAGCTTTTGCCCACCGATAAGTAGCGTATCTTTTTCTTGTGCGACCGACACCACTGGTAACTTTACTTGCCAGGCAGACAGCGATCCCACCAGATAGCCATAGTTTTGCAGCATCCCGGCAGTCGGCTGTGATAGACCTGCCACCGTCGTTTCTACCGTGGTCGGCGTCGTTGTGCCACCGCCCTCCGGTTCAGGAGTACGTGAGCCAGCCCGTTGCACAACGCATACCTGGTCGCACGTCGCCGCGACGGCATCGGCCTGAATGTCCGCAAGTTCAGCCGCGTCAAGCATGGCCCATTCTCCTATTCCAGTAGTCGCATACGCTCACTGATGGACTCACTATTCATATCGCCACGTACCATCTGCATTCGCTGCGGTTTCGCTCGCTTGCGATACATCTGAGCAAACATCT